AGAAAGATATTCATTTGGTGTATCTAACTGGCGTGGAGTATTTGCTTCACAAGGAGCCTAAGGTTCTAAACAATAAAGGGAGCATTAGCTCCCTTTTTTTTTGCAATAAACTAATATACAATCGAAGTCTAGGAAAAATAACTATTCTATCGACTGACCTAGCAGACAAGCCAAGACGATAGATTTATTAAGGAGAACTTAATATGGCAAAGAGTACATTTTCAGGTCCAGTTAAATCATTAGCTGGATTTATAACAGCAGGTAATGCTTCAGTAGTTAGCTTAACAGCAGACACTACATTAACAGTTGCTGCACATTCAGGTAAAATTTTAACTTGTAATGACGCAGACGGTAAATTCACTTTACCAAGCATAGTAACAACTGACCCCGGTGATAATACAGACCCAAATCAATTAAACAATCTAGGCGCTTCTTTCTTCTTTGTAGTAGAAACAGCAGCTACAGACATGGATATTTTGACTGACGGTACTGATAAGTTTGTTGGTGGTTTATATTCAGGTAAAGATGATGCTTCAGGTAAAGTATTTATCTCAGCAGCATCTAACGATGTAATCACTATGAATGGTTCTACAAAAGGCGGATTAGCAGGTAGTATCGTTAAAGTAACTGCTATGGCTAGTGCTAAATATGCTGTAGAAGGTATTATTTTAGGCTCAGGCACAATAGTTACACCATTTGCTGACGCATAAGGAGTAAATTATGGCAGACGCAGTAACTTCACAAACCATACAGGATGGCCAGAGAACGGCCATTTTGAAGTTTACTAACGTATCAGATGGCACAGGTGAAAGCGCAGTTAAAAAGGTAGATGTTTCAGCTTTAGAAAAAAACGATAAAGGTGAAGCTTGTACTTCTGTTTCTATATCAAGAATCTACTGGGCATGTGCAGGTATGGGAGTAAATATAGAGTTTGATGCAACTTCAAATGTGCTTGCTATAGGTTTACCAGCAGATAGCACGGGTGATGAGTATTATGATTTGTTTACAGGCATACCTAATAATGCAGGTAGCGGCGTAACAGGTGATATAGACTTTACAACCAAAGGACATTCTAGTGGTGACACTTACTCTATAATTTTAGTATTAACTAAGAATTATTAGATGAATGGCTAAGGCTAAAACAAAACCTAGAAAAGCAAAATCTATAAGAAGAACAGTTGGTAAGGGCGGTAACTATCGCCCTACCAAATCTGGTGCTGGCATGACTAAAAAAGGTGTGGCTGCTTATAGAAAGGCTAATCCCGGTTCTAAGCTAAAAACAGCAGTTACAGGCAAAGTAAAAAAAGGTAGTAAAGCGGCTAAAAGGCGTAAATCTTTTTGTGCTAGGTCTTTGGGACAACTTAAAAAAAGTTCAGCAAAAACAAGAAACAATCCTAACTCTAGGATTAGACAAGCAAGAAGAAGATGGAAGTGTTAGATGCCCTTAGCTAAAGGTAAAAGCAGAAAAACAATTAGTAAAAATATTAGACTACTTAAAAAAGAAGGTAGACCACAGAAACAAGCTGTGGCTATAGCATTAAGTAAAGCTAAGAAAAAAAGAAAAAGAAGGTAAATATTATGGCAAAAAAATCTACTGCACCAAGTAATGTTACAAATCCCGGATTATATTCAAGAGTAAAAGCAGAAGCTAAGCGCAAATTTGATGTTTTTCCCAGCGCATACGCCTCAGCATGGCTTGTAAAAACATACAAAAAAAGAGGTGGTAAGTATAAGGGTGCAAAAGGTAAAGCTATGGGAGGAGTTATATACGCTAAAAATGGCGGTTTTATAGCAAAAGGCTGTGGTGCAGTAATGCAAAACAGAAGAAAAAAAACAAAAATGCGTGGTAGGTAATGAAAGGACTTACTAAGTGGTTTGCCGAAGATTGGGTTGACATTGGCTCAAAAAAGAAAGGTGGTGGCCATAAAAAGTGCGGTAGAAAAAAAGCCAAAGGTTCTAAAAGAAAATATCCAAAGTGTGTGCCTAAAAGGGTTGCTAATCGTATGACTAAAGCACAAAAACGTTCTGCTGTGAAAAGAAAAAGAGCAAGAAAGCAAGGTGTTGGTGGCAAGCCAACAAACGTAAAAACATTTGTAAAGAAGAAAAAATGATTAGTCAACAGCTTATAAGACAAGAGGTTAGAGATTGGTCTAAGGAAGTATTAGAAACAGATAAACCAGTATGTCCTTATGCAAAAAAAACATGGGAAAACAATAGGGTAGACGTAATATTGTCTAAATGTTTACATTGGACAGACCTAGTAGATATAACTAAAAATTTTCCTACAGACAAAGATGTTATTATTTATTGTGATACAAACATGGATTTAGACATGTTTACTTTTGATAGTAGAATAGCCATGTTAAATGCTTTTGTTAATAGTGAAAACTTGTGGGTCATGGGTTTTCATCAACAACATGATGAAAAGGTTGTAGTAGACCAAGAACATTTTGAGCCACATTTTGACGAAAGTTATAATATGGTTTTTATGCAAAAATTAGATGAATTGAATAAAGCATCTGAAACATTAGAAAAAATAGGGTATTATAAAGATTGGGATGTAAAAGATTTCCAAGATATTTTGAAACGAAGGAGTAAAAAGTGAAAAATAAATTAAAAGGCTTAAAAAAATTAGTAGGCAGTTTATCTAAGGGTGACAAAGCAGAATTAGCCAAGTCAATGAAACAAGGCAATGCTGTAAAAATGGCAGGCGGTGGCGCAGTTCCTAAATCAGGTGTTGTAAAAGTCGGAAAAGGTGGCATGCCTAAAGCTGGTGTTAAGAAAATGATGGGTGGTGGCAAAGCTGGCGTTAAGAAAATGAAAGGCGGTGGTAAGGCTAAATCAGGTGTCAAAAAGAAAACTGGTGTCAAAAAAATGATGGGTGGCGGTAAAGCTGGCGTCAAGAAAATGATGGGCGGTGGAAAAGCTGGTGTTAAAAAAATGATGGGTGGAGGCAAGGCAGGTGTTAAAAAACTTGGTAGAGGTGGCTCAGCCAAAAAAAAGAAGTAAATTATGGCTGAATTAACTATTGCACAAAAACGCAAAATGATTGCAGAACTAAAAAAAGCATCTAGGTTGCATGCAAACCAAGCAGCTAGATTAGAAAAAACTTTAAAAAAAACTAAAAAGAAAAAGTAATGTCACTATCAAATAGTAAAAACTTCGAACTTGATGTTGCCGATTATGTCGAGGAAGCGTTTGAAAGATGTGGCTTAGAGCTACGAACTGCTTACGACTTACGTACTGCAAGAAGAAGTCTTAACTTATTGTTGGCAGAATGGGCAAACAGAGGCCTTAATCAGTGGACTATACAAGAAAAAACTGTAACCATGGTCAAAGACACTACTACTTATAATGTAGATTCTAGTGTAGCGAGTGCGCCAATTGACGTGTTAGATTCTTTTGTTAGACAAACTGTTAACTCAGAAAACTCCGACTTACAAATGACAAGATTATCAAGAAGCGAATACGCATCTATTCCTAACAAATCTACCACAGGCAAACCTTTACAGTTCTTTATTGATAAACAAATTAATCCAACAATAAGTGTTTATCCTACTCCTGATAAATCAACAACTTATACAGTACACATGAATGTGCTTACTCGCATGGATGATGTGGATGCAGCTACAGACACTCTACAAATGCCTTTTAGGTTTTATCCTTGTTTGGCTGCTGGTTTAGCATACTATTTATCTATCAAAAAAAGTCCCGAAAAAACAGCAATGTTAAAGACAATTTACGATGAGGAGTTTCAGAGAGCTTTAGCAGCAGACGAGGACAGAGCATCAGTAAAAATTACGCCTGATGTATCTCATTACAATATTGCTTGATGTCTTTTGCTACTAACAAAAATCCATACGCAATATGCGATAGATGTGGCTTTAGATATTTTTTACGTGAGTTGCGTAAAGAGTGGAATGGTCTAAAAACATGTCATGAGTGTTATGAATCAAAACACCCACAGCTTGAACCAAGAACAAATAAGGTAGACCCCCAAGCCGTTAGAGAGCCTAGACCTGACATAAGCATATCCCCTACAATTTTTACAGTTTATACAAACTTTGACCTTGGTATTATAGGTACAAAAATTACAACACCTGATAGCATGACAAGTGCTTTAGGTACAGTTACAATAACCACATCATGAGTTTTACGTTATCCACTTTAAAAACTGCGATACAAGATTATTTAGAAACAGATGAAACTACCTTTGTAAATAATTTAAACAACATAATATTACAAGCAGAAGAAAGAATACTTAAAACAGTACAGTTGCCTGTTCAAAGAAAAAATGTTCAAGGTAATGTAACCACAGATAATAGATTTTTAGGCACGCCAACAGATTTTTTGGCACCCTTTTCGTTGGCTGTAATAAGTTCTAACACATACGATTATTTAGATTTAAAACATAACTCTTTTATTAAAGAGTTTGTGTCTAGCACGGCAACAAGAGGCACCCCAAGATATTATGCAATATTTGACCAAAGTAGTTTTGAAGTAGCACCTGTACCTGACAGTAATTACACCATGGAGTTACATTATTTGGCTAAGCCAACTTCTCTTACATCTGGTGCAGACTCAGGAACTACTTATCTGTCTACAGATGCTCCTGATACTTTGTTATACGGTTGTTTATTAGAGGGTGCAATATTTTTAAAACTACCTGCTGACGACATTGGTATGTATGAGGCTAGATTTAAAGAAAGTTTATTAAGATTAAAAAATCTCGGTGAGGGTCGAGATACAAGAGATGAAATGAGGTATGATTCACTAAGAATTAACGTTACATAACTTACATTTTTGAGAGAGAGAGATGAAACCAATTAAAAAATTAAACGGTAAAACCGTTGCAATTGTAGGCTTGGGTAAAAGTTGGTTTGACTTTTGTTTAGCCAAATCACACGGCGTAAAATTTGACGAGGTATGGGCAATAAACGCCGTAGCATCTGTAATTTACCACGATAGAGTTTTTATGATGGACCCGCCGTCAAGATTTTTAGATACAGACCATGCTGGTGGACAAACCGACAGCATGAAAGAGTTACTAACAAATCATAACAAACCTATCTATACGTGCGAAATAGATAAAAGATGTAAAAATCTTATTGAATATCCTGTAAAAGAAATAGTTAAAGACACAAATTGTCATTATCTAAATAACACAGTCGCTTATACTGTGGCCTTTGCTTATTGGAATGATGTGGCAAATATTAAGCTATTTGGCATTGATTTTACATATAGCAACAATTTACATTTTGCTGAGCAAGGTAGAGCTTGTGTAGAATTTTGGTTAGTTAAGTGCATGGAAAAAGGCATACAAGTTGAGGTAGCAGCAACCAGTTCTTTGTTAGATACCAATGTGCCGGGACAACAAAGACTTTACGGTTATCATAGATTACAAGACCCTTATGTGCCTGTAGATGGTACTGACGGCATAGAATTAAAGAAAATAAGCGAAATGACTGTGCAAAAACATAAAATATTGCCACAAGTTGCAGACAGATACGATAGTCATTTAAAACCCCCGGAGCCTAACAAATGGTAATAAAAATAACTCCTGATGGTGTGCCTGAACTTGGCATGGTAGAAGTTTCAACAACCAAGTATGGTGGACATCCTCCTGAGTTTTGGGCAGAGCAATTGACAGATAAAATAGTTGGTGTTTCTGACGACAATGAAGAACACGTTAAAGCACAAGCTAGAGCTTATAGAAATTTAATTTATAAAGTTTGTTTGATATATATTGAAAATGCTATAAAATCTTATAAAGCTACCTTAATACAAGATTTATGTAAGGGAGGTAGTGAGGATTTAGCAAAAATAATAAAAGGTATTTAATATGGCAATATCATCAACACTAACAACAAGTTTTAAAGTAGAACTTTTAACAGGCACACATAATTTTACAAATTCTAGTGGCAACACTTTTAAATTAGCCTTGTATACAAGTTCTGCTACTCTTGGTGCTACTACTACTGCTTTTACTACAACAGGACAAGCAAGTGGTACAAACTATACTTCAGGTGGTGCGGCGTTAACTAATGTAACACCGTCAGCCACAGGCACTACTGCTGTAACTGATTTTGCTGATTTAACATTCAGCACAGCTACAATAACTGCAAGAGGTTGTATGATTTACAATGATACAAACAGTGATAAGTCAGTAGCAACGATAGACTTTGGTGGAGATAAAACCTCCACAGCAGGTGACTTTACTATAGTATTTCCAGCAAAAGCAGCATCAACGGCTATAATTAGAATAGCTTAAAATGAAACATGCCGTTTGCAAAGTTTCAGTTTAAAGCTGGTATAGACAAAGAAGGAACCAATCTTACCAATGCTGGTGGTTGGTTTGATGCGTCTTTAGTAAGGTTTAGAAAAGGTTTTGCAGAAAAAATAGGCGGTTGGACAAAACAAACGACAGCAACATTTTTAGGCACTTGTCGTAAATTATTTCCATGGATTTCATTAGAGGGTGCAAAATACCTTTTTGTCGGAACGCACCTAAAAGCAAACATACTAGAAGGCGACAATTTAGCAGATATTACTCCTATCAGATTAACTACATCTGCGGGCGATGTTACATTTGCTGGAAAAGCAAATACACTTTCTTCAAGTATTTCTGCTACTGACACTACTATACCATTAACAAGTTCAACAGGATTTCCTGCAAGTGGAACAATACAGATAGGAAGCGAAACTATTAATTATGCAGCCGTATCAGGTAACAACTTGATTGGTGCAACAAGAGGAGCAGAAAGCACCACAGCAGCAACGCACAGTTCATCTGATGCTGTTTTGTGCGCTACAATTACTATTACTGATACGAGCCACGGTGCTGTGCAAAACGATTTTGTTACATTTAGTGGTGCATCAAGTTTAGGTGGCAATATAACTGCTAACGTTCTAAATCAAGAATATCAAGTTTTAAATGTAATTGATGCAAATAGTTACACTATAAAAGCAAAAGATACTTCTAGTAATATAGTTTTTGCAAACTCATCAGATAGCGGTAATGGTGGTTCATCAGTTGTTGGTGCATATCAACTTAATTCAGGATTAGATGTTTTTGTACAAGCATCAGGTTGGGGTGTAAGCACATGGGGTGCAGGTGGCTTTGGTTCATCTACAAGCCTATCTTTTACAAATCAACTAAGATTATGGTCTGCTGATAATTTTGGAGAAGATTTAATTTTACATGCACGTGGAGGTGGTATTTTTTATTGGGACGAAAGCAATGGCACTAGCACTAGGGCAGTAAATATAACATCATTATCAGGCTCTAATTTAGCACCTACAGTAGGTCTACAAACAATCGTAAGTGACACTGATAGGCATGTTATTGTATTAGGTTCTGACTCTGTAGCAAGTGGCGCACGTACAGGTTCAATAGACCCTATGTTAGTTGTATTTTCTGACCAAGAAAGCATTACAGAGTTTGAGCCTAAGACAACAAACACAGCAGGCTCTGTTAGATTATCTTCAGGTAGTGAAATAAGGGGTGGCATAAGAGCAAGACAAGAAATACTAATTTGGACTGATACATCTATGTACAGCATGCAGTTCGTAGGTCCACCACTAACATTTGCTTTAAATTTAATAAACGAAGGTACAGGTATGATTGGGCCTAATGCAGCCATAAATTCACCAAATGGAGTGTTTTGGATGGGTGATGATGGTTTTTATTCTTATACAGGTTCTGTACAAAAATTACCTTGTAGTGTTTTGAGTTACGTGCAAGAAGATTTAGATTTAAGCCAAGCCTTCAAAGTGTTTGCAATCCTTAACAAAGAATACAATGAAGTATGGTGGTTTTATCCAGCAGAAAGCGATGGCACAGAAGAAATATCAAGATATGTTATTTACAACTACTTAGAGGGCGTTTGGTCAATAGGACAATTAGTAAGAACAGCATGGGTAGACCAAAATATATTTGATAAGCCTTTGGCTACCAATAGTGGTGTTATATTTGCACATGAAAGTGGTGAGGATGATGATGGCTTGCCGATGGACGGTGTTTTTATAGAAAGTGCTGATTTTGATTTGCAAGACGGTAATGATTTTGCTTTTGTTAGAAGAATGATGCCTGATGTAAAATTTTATGGAACAAATGTTACTTCTGGCGGTCCACAAATTAATATGTTGCTTAAAACAAGAAATACACCTAGCGAATCTTTAACCACAAGAGCTACTAAAGATATTTCTAATAATACTGCACAAGTGCATGTTAGAGCTAGAGGCAGACAAGCAGTTTTAAGAGTGCAAAGTGACGATGATGCTGCAACAGGAAATAGATTAGGAGTTAAATGGCGACTTGGTTTTACAAGGCTAGATATACAACCTGACGGTAAAAGATAGTGGCTAAGCTACTACCGTCTAGGTTACCCATTGCTTTAGAAGAGGTTACGCCTGAAACATTTAATAAATTAGTCAGAATATTAGAAATAAATTTAGGTCAGTTTGACCCTAACAGAACACCAAGATTTAACGATACTGAAATAGCAGAGTTTAAGTTTTTACAAGGCGATGTAATATTTAATACGAGCAAGGAAGTCTTACAGGTGTACAATGGTAATGATTTTATTAATTTAACCATAGATGCTAATGAAAAAGGCTTAAAAGCAACTACATCATTAGGCTTTGTTTCAGTGAAAACAAGTGGTAATATATCTGTAAACATAAATTAGGGTAGAAGTATGGCAACATTACAAGAAAGAATTAACATGTTAGCTGGCGAAATGGAGTCTCCAAGACCACAGTTATCGTCTGAAATGCAACTCAGTAAAGACATGTCAGATAACACCATTGAACAAAACATAGCTGCAATACAGCAACAAATGGATGATGCTGTTAAAATGCCACCCGAACGACAACAATTTATACAAGCAAGACAAGAATTGATTGACGAGGTGCTTATGCCATTGTCTGATTCAGGATATAGCGACATAGTTAATATTATATTGACTAAACCAAAAGACTCGCCAGAACACGACCAAGCCTCAATAGCTTTAGCGGAAATTATGGCGCAAGTAGATGAAGAGTTTAACCCTGAAGAATTTGATATGATGATTAATATGGTATCAAAAGAACCAAGACCAGCAGATTTAATAAATCCTGAAGGATTGCCTGACTCACCACCAACCCCACCAAGGCCAATGCCTATGGGTATAGAAGGTTTAAAATAATATGCCACACATGGAATCACAAATGAAAGGATTAGCAAGTTTAGGTAGATTTGAAGATGACACCTTAGCACACGTTGCTACAGGTGAAATGATAGTACCACCACAGTCTATAACACCACAAACAAGAAGCATGATTGAGTCAGATATGATGAACATGGGTATGAACCCAAATCAATATGTGGTGGGCGGTGAAAATTCAATAAACCCAAATACAGGTATGCCTGAGTTTTTTATTAAAAAATTATTTAAAAAAGTAAAAAATATTGTAAAGAAAGTTGCACCAATAGCAATAAACTTTATACCCGGCATGCAAGCACT